CGCAGATACAGATACGGCTGCAAGAGAATCACGGATACGACCGGGGCTATGTGAGCGACACGACGCTGAGCAAGTGGCGGTCGAAGGGGAACTGGGACGATCTGCGAGAGAAGTTTGTCGCGGGAGTGCTGGGGATACCGGAGACGACGCGGCGGATAGCGGCGAAGGTTGTGACCGCGTTGGAGAAGAAAGACCCCGGAGATTGGACGTCGGCGGACAGCGACACGCTGGCGAAGATGAACAAAATCATGGAGTCGCTGAGCGACCCGCAAGACGAGTTGCGAGTGGGAGTAAAGCACCTTCGCAGATTTGGGATGGCGGTAAAAGACAAAGACGCGACGTTGGCGGCGGCGCTCGCGCCGCACATTATCGACTACATCGAGCAGTTGGGAGAACAGACAAATGGCGAGTGACCGAAAACGGATATTAGTGGGCGAGCGCGTCGAGCTGGTAGAGGCGGCCAGAGAGTTAAACGAGCAGTATCGAGTAGCGTCGGACGTGCTAAATATCGCGACAATCGAGTCCGATCTGGCGAAGGTTGACGCGAACCGGATAATGGCGCAGGCCAAAACGATCTTCGACGCGAAAGCGAAATACGAGCGGCTGATGAAAAGGATACGAGAGATCACGGATGAAGTGGACGACGAAGACGCGCCGATGCCGATAATCTGAGGAGCCGAAAGTGGCGAAGAAAAAGAAGTACACAAAACGGGCGCTAGACGCCGACCTCGCTCAGATACGGAAAGCGCTGAAGGTCGAGGCCGCGCCGTTCGAGAACGACACGCCGGAGGCGAAGGCCGAACGAATTAAGCGAGCGGGAACCGACCTTATATATTTTTTGAAGACGTATTTCCCGCACTACTGTCGAAACGAATCCCCGGAGTATCACTCTGATTTAGCCGCGTTGATCGAGACGATGAACAAGCCGATAGCGGTGACGGCTCCGCGCGGCGGGGCGAAGAGCGTAATCGCTAGTTTCGCCAAACCGCTGCAGGAGATTTGTTATTCGACGATGCGCTTCATGCTGATTATCAGCGACACGAACGCGTTAGCGGCCGACTTCATTGAATTTATAAAGCTGGAGATAGAAGAAAACGAACGACTGCGGAACGATTTTGGAGATTTGCGCGGGAAGAGGAAATGGCAGAGCGACGATATCGTGACGGCCAACGGAATCAGGATACTTGGTCGCGGCTTTAAGCAGCGCATCAGAGGGCTGAGGCACGGAGCGTACAGGCCGGACAGGGTTGTGCTAGACGATTACGAGAAGGATGAAGAGCAGAGCAACCCGAAGATACTGGACAAGAAAGAGACATGGATCAAGGCGACGGTGATACCGGCGCTTGAGCCTGACGGGTGGCGGCTGGTGTACGTGGGGACAATCTTGTCTCCGGGAAGCGTGCTGGCGAGGTTCATGGACGGCGAGCAGTCGCCGGAGTGGCTGCGAAAGAATTATGAAGCGAGCGATGAAGAGATCACGTGGAGTTTCTGGCCGGCGCGATTCAGCGTAGAGAAACTGCGCAGCATCAGAAGCACAATCGGAACGAGAGCATACAACCAAGAATATCGCGGGATAGCGGTAGATGAAGCGAGCCAGAAGTTTCCGAGGAAGTGGTTCAAGAGGGAACGACCGCTGTTGACGAAAGAGCTGGTTGCGAGCCAGCAGTTTATCGTGACGTACACAGACGCGAGCGCAAAAGCGGAAGAGCACAACGACTACAAAGCAATCGTTGTGTTGGGCTGGGACGGATCGAGATACACGGCTCTGTACTGTTGGATGAAGCACGCGACGACGACGGAGATGATGTCCGCGCTGTATGAGTTCAAGCAGCGATTTGGAACAGCGAGCAACGGCATGGAAGAAGTGGCGTTTCAGAGTCTGTTTAGGGACTTGCTAAAGCTGTTCGGGAAAGAGAAAGGGTATCAGATACCGCTGCAAATGCGCGGTCGGTTGGAGAGCAAGGCGGTGCGGATAGGGTCGCTGGAGCCGTTGATAGAGAACGGGCAACTGGTCTTTTGCGCAGACGGAGAAATGGACTGCGGGGACATGGACTTGCTGATAGACCAGTTCGTCTATTGGCCGAACACAAACGTAAACGACGACGGGCCGGACGCGGTAGATGGGGCTGTGTGGCTGGCGCAATATTTGGGAGCCGGAGCCGGCGGGAGCGGGAAGTTCGAGGAATTAGGAGGACGCCGGGCGGGCGATGGAATGTTCAGCGACGCGGCTGAGCGTCGGGCGAAGCGGAGAGAACGGAGGCGCGCGGCGTGACAACAGATACGGCGGAAAACAACAAGGATCGGAGACGTCCGGAAGAAGGGAATTTAAGCGAGGTTCTGAGCGACCTTCGGGCGTTTGCGGAGTACATGCAACTGACGCGGAACCAGAGCAACATCATAGGGAGCGTCGGCGGGATCACGGCCGCCGGGCAGCAAGTGTACGACAAGATGTTGGACGACCCGCATATCTTTGCGGTGGCTCAAAAACGGTTGTACGCGGTGGCTCTGAGGGAATGGACGGTGGAGCCGCATCCGGCGATGGCGGGAAACGCGCGGGCGCAGGAGGAAGCCGAGCTGATATACGGGCTGATGGACAGGGCGCTAAATCCTGAGACCCTGATGGAAGTATTACACGCGGAGCTGGTGGGATACAGCGTGGTGGAAAACGTGTGGGCGATGCGGGATGGGAAGTGGCTGGTTGACGCGCTGGAGGGGATACCGCCTGAGCGAGTGATATTCGGGGAGGGCGGAAAGGCGCGGCTGATAAAGAGCGGGGGCGGATGGATCGAGCCGCCCGAAGAGAAGCTGATAGTGCATCGGTTTTGGGCGTACAAGCAAAACTGGTGGGGACGCGGGCTGCTGGAGAAAGCGTACTGGTACTGGTTCTTTAAGAAGCACGGCGTTAAGTGGTACATGATTTTCCTCGAAAAATTCGGCAACCCGACAGTGATAGCGAAGTATCCGGATGCGGCTCCCGCAGGCGTGAAGGAAGCCGTGCTGGAAGCGATAGACGCGATACAGGTATCGTGCGGGATAAGGATACCGCAGAGCGTGGAAGTGACCTTGCTGGAGGCGCAGAGGCACGGGACGACGGCGGCGCACAGCGCGGTGATAGACATGTGCAACGCGGAGATAAGCAAAGTGTTTTTGGGGAACACGCTCACAACTGAGATAGGAGACAACGGGGGAGCGTACGCGGCGAGCCAGACACAGTCTGGCGAGCAGGACATGTTAGGCGTGTTCAGTTGTCGGAGCTTGGAGAGAACCGTACAGAGAGATTTAACGAACAGGCTGTGTTTTTACAACGGGGTCAGCGAGCCGTACCCGTATTACAGGTTGGACACGAGCGAGAGCGAAGACTTAGACAAGTGGTGCGAGCGAGCGTTTAAGGCGTGGGGAATGGGAATTGATTTGAGCGTCGGGCAAGTGCGAGACAAGCTGGGGCTGGAAGCGCCGGCGGGGACTGAGGACACGCTAAAAGGAAAGCAGGAAACGGCTGGGATAAGCTTTGGCGGGGCGAGCGCGTTTGGGGACGGGACGATGGAAAGCGAAGCCGAGGCGAAATTGGATGCGGCGATAGCCGCTGGAGAAAAAGCGTCGGAGGCATTTGACGCGGCATACGAGACCGCGAGAGATAAGATAAAGGGAGCGCTGAGAGCGGCAGGAGATTACGCGGGGGCATTGAGAGCGGCGCGGCGGATAGACGTAAAGGCGGAAGTTGCGAGGGCGCTGAGCGGATACGCGACGCGGCTGGCGTTGGCCGGGGCGGCGGATTCATACGCGATGGCGAGGGCGCAGGGAGTGAGGACGCCGGGGACGGGAGCGAGCTTTGCGAGCGCGGCGATATTGGAAGATTTGTTTGAGGAGTTGCCGCCGGAGCAGGCGCTTGAGTTCTGGCGAATGATGACGGGGCGGAGCGAGGCAGAGTATGCGGCGATGGAGAGCGCGGTGGCGAGCCGAGTGTTCGAGGTTGCGGGGCTGGAAAACGAATATTTAAGGCAGTCGCTGGCGTCGCAAATCGAAACATTCATGGAGAGCGGAGGAAGCTTCGCTGAATGGGCGGGTGAAGTTGACAAGATATTTGACGCTGTGGGCGCGGGGCGGATGGGCCGGTGGCATTTGGAGACGGTTTTGAGGACGAACAGCGCGAGCGCGTACAGCGGCGGACGGCTGGTTGCAGAGAACAGCGAGTTATTCCGGGAGAGTCTGCCGTACGTGAGGATAGTGGCGGTGGGAGACTCGGCGACGCGGCCGGAGCACGCGGCGATAAACGGACTAGTGTTGAGGTGGGACCACCCGTGGTGGCAAAAGTACGCCCCGCCGTTTGATTACAACTGCCGATGCACATGGGTGAGGCTGACAGAGGAAGCGGTAAGAGATAGCGGAACGGTTGTACAGATGGGGCCGGTGAAGTACGCGCCGAAGTTTTTGAAAGCGGCGTAGCTGACGATAAACAAAAACCCCAGAGGGGTTTGAGGCCGATAGGCCCGCGAGAAAAAGCCTCCCCTCGACAATGTGCGAGGGGAGGCCACGCGGGAAACGCGATATAAGCGCGCGCCGCCCCTACCCGCCCGAATACACGATGGGCGGGAAAAAACGCGGGAGACGCGAATTAGGAAAAGGTTTAGAGCGCTTTAGAAGGGGGTCAGGGATGAACACAAACTGGATAACCATCTTTCGAGCGGGCGACTACCGCAATCAAGGGAAGGGGAACTGGGATGCGGCGAGGCTGAAACAGGTGGTAGATAACTACGACCCGGCTTACGCGGAGGCGCCTGTGACGGCGGGGCATCCGGCTACGGACAGTCCGGCGTGGGGGTATGTGGCGGGGCTGAGGCTGGCAGGGGCGAACCTGCAGGCGCGGCTGAAGGGATTGAAAGAGCCGTTTGTGGAGAGTGTGCGAGGCGGATTTTACAAGTACACCAGTCCGAAATTTTACCACGATCTGAATGGGCGCGGGCCGTATTTGAGGCACTTGGCGTTTTTAGGCGGGACGCCGCCGGGGTGCAAGGGGCTACCGCCGGTGGAGTTTTCGGACTCGGACGAAGTTGTATTCTGCGATTTGGAGATAGGGGAGTTGGAATTCAGCGACGGAGGCGTCGCAAAAAATAATTCAGGAGGCGGTGAGAAGATGGAAAAGCAACTGGAAGAACTGAAAACGCAGTTGGGGAACTTGACGAAGACGGTAGAGAACTTCGTGACCGGAGCGACCGAGCGAGACGCGGCGTTTGACGACCGGCTAAAGAAGGTTGAAGCCGGAGCCGGAGAGAAACCCGAAGCGAAGACGGAGACAGCAAAGACGGATGAGTTTTCGGACGCGCAGAAAGCGGCGTCCGAAAAGCTGACGTCGGCGCTGGCGAGCGTCGAGAAGCTGCAGGCGCGCATCGAGGCAGAGGCTAAGAGGCGCGGGTGCGAAGAGTTCTGCGACGGTCTGGCGCTGGAAGGGAAGATACTCCCTTTCCAGAAGGCGGGGCACGTCACAACGATGATGAACCTGCCGGCGGAAGAAAAAACAGTGGAGTTCGACGACAACGGGAAACCCGCGATGGAGACGCCGCTGGACGCGTACAAGAGGCTGTTGTCCGCGATGCCGAAAATCGGGCCGGACACAGCGAGGCTGGCGACGGGCGGCGCGGACGAGTTCGCCGACGACGACAGGTACTACGACGCGCACAAGGAGTATCTTGGCGTGTCGAAGGAGGAGTTCAAGAAGAACCCGACGCTGTACAAGAGCACGCTGAAAAAAGCCGGGGTGGTCTGAGAGAAGAAGACGGCCCGGCGGGATTGAACTCGGAATTGAACTTGAAAAGGATGGAGGTGAAAGATGTCGGATACAACAGTAGGGCTGCAGGTAAACAACCGGAACGCGAGGTCGCAGGTTCCGATGAAGGTGGCGGCCGCCTCGAAGATACTCAGCGGGACGTTCACAGTGGTGAACAAAGCGACGGGCGGACTTGAGGTGTACAAAACGTCAACGCTGACGAACCGGTATTACGCTGGGTTCGCGGCGGAGTCGGTGGACAACAGCGCGGGGCTGATCGGAGAGAAGCTGGCGGCTGTGTTCGTGGACGGGGAATTCGAATGCGCTTTTTCTGGAACGTTCACGCAGGCCAGCGTGGGGTTGCCGGCGTATGCTAAAGACAACCACACATGCTTGGCCGGGGCGTACAGCACTAACAGGCTGAGAGCCGGGACGGTGTCGCAGTA